AAACACGTTGAACGAAGGCATCATCGCGCCGTTGTCAGGCATGAAGAACTCTTCAGGCTCTGCGAAATAGCGGGATCGTACGTCTACTGCCATTAACCCTGTCCTTCAAGCATTGGGTAAGCTCTCATCGCCCATTCCCGCCAGTCGTCAAATTGATAAGGGTTTGGTGGGTTGCGCTGCACAAATGGCTGTGCGCGTACGAACCCAGCGGCCCAGTCTTGCCAATCCGCATCGTCTTCCAGTTTCCCGAACGACCAAGCGTCTCCATTGGACAATATAACACTATCTGCCCAATCTCGTAAAGTCATGCCGCGCGGATCTATCATCAGCCGATCACCGTGCCATCGCCAGGCTGGAGATGCGCCAGCACCAAGCCCATTTGGTAGTCGCCGCCGATCGTGTTCGACGCAAACTTAAAGCGCAGTTCACGGCGCTGCGTCTTGAAATAAACGACTTGCTCCTGCGGCGTCTGCGGCGTCTCAACAATGATGTGCTCTTCGCTGTAGACTTCAGGGGAGCGGGCGTTGGCGCGGCCGACGACCTGTACTGTCATGTCGCCAGACTGCACAAAGTCAGGCTCGAGCATAAGCACCTGAAGCGATTTATTCTCTTGGCTCATCACCGGCATCGATAAGTCGGCGGTCTCGAAGAACGAGTAGACTGGCTGGAGATCCAGCCCGTCAATCTCGTCGGTGCCAACCTCGTGCACCCACAGCTTATACTGCTCGATCTCGCTATCTTGTGTAACGCGCACGTTGTCGTCTTGCGTAATGCGCGTGTCGTTAGCCTCAGTGACGCGGATCTCTTCCGGCGAGATGGTCGGCACGACGCCTGTCATCAACGGCTTGGGGAAGACACTTGTGAAAATGCCGGCAGAGCGGCCGCCGTTCGGCAGCTCGCAGTCGTACCAAGTGTTCTCGCGGACGTTAAAGATGATCGCATGGCTCGGCTCCGTAGCGTCACCGCGTGGATAGCACCACCAGATCTCGCCGAAGCGCGGCACCTTGAACGCAAAGACCTTCTGGCGGTACTGCTCATTAAGCCCGTCGAAGAAGTAGTTTTGGTTCATGTCGTTCGGGATTTCGCGCACGACGCCGTTGAAGCTCAGGAAGCGATCGGTGCCGATCCAGTAGAAGATGCCGTCATACTCAATGACGGTGTTCGACCCCAATATCGACGATTGCGTGCTGATCGTGTCGAACTGGAATACGGCGTCACCACCAACGTAGGACGCACGCAAGAGGCTGTCTGCCGACCAGAACAAGCCGGACGGCGCGTTGCCTGGGCCGCCACGCAATGGCATGGCGCGCACGATCTTCTGTCCTGTAATGTTAGCGGCGCCAGAGCCGGCGCTGGTAAAGTCAGTCGGGTCGCCAGGCACAGACCACATTACGTAGCCGTTATCGCCGAAGGCAAAGGTGTAGGGGTGCAGCGCCACGACGCCGCCTGTCAGGCTGTACCCAGTCGGCAGGTCCGTGACCTCGGACAGCGCGCCTGTCCCGAACAGAGGGCCGTAGAAGAGCTGGCCGCCGTCGCTGTTGCAGATGCAGCCGAGGTTCGGCGCTACCTGCGCGACGATCTGAGCTCCGCCCAGACCGACTGCGGTGTCCACGTCGAACTGCCACATGTTGCCGTCGTTCTCGGCAAGCGTCGACGGTGTGCGGTTAGTGATGACCGACGTGTTGTAGCTGCCGTCAATGTAGAAACGCTCGACGAAGTTCGCCGAGCCGCTGTGGACATAGGTCAGGCTGTCTTGTGTGTATTCGTGCAGCGCACGGCTGACCTCGCGCAGATATTTGCTGATCGAGCGGTACCCGCCCATCTTACGCGGCAAGCCGCGCTGCCAACGGACCCACTGCCCGTCGACATAGGCGTCGCCTTCAAACTTGGTCCCATCCCGTTTAATGCCGGGCCCAGACCGTATCTGGACGATTTTCTCAGCCATCAGCCGAGTGCCACCGCAAAGGTAATAGCAGCGTCATCACCGCCACCGCCTGTGATACCGAGTGCGGATTGCGCCGCAGCCTGATCGACCGCCGTGAAAACCGCGATACCCACTGTCGTACCGCCCAGATTGATCAAGGCGTTGCCGGCAGTCGTCGCTCCCGTGCCGCCGTCAGCAATCGAGATTGGCGTTGAGAGACCGCCAGTTTCAGCGTCGACAACCTCAGAACCGTCGCAGTACAGGATGGCGCGAGATCCGCGCGCAACCAATACGCCCGGCGTCTGGGTGTTGGTCTTAACGCGAAGGGTGTAAGAGCCGCCCGTCGTGTTGTTGTAGACCCAATATTGCTGCGTCGTCTTCGGCACGACAACTTCGACGTTGCCTGCCAGCGCGCCAGTAAACTGATACGCAATACGGTTCAGCTCGGATCCGGTCAGCGTATAGTCGCCGCTCTCGCCTGCCAAGTTGACTGACGTGTAGTCGAAGGCAAACACGGCGTTCTGGCCGAGGCCAAGCGTGAACCAGTTTGCGCCGTCAGTGATCAACGTGACGCTGTCGCCAGGCGCCAATGTCAAGCTGGCCGCGCTGTTGACCGTCTCGAGGCCTTGCGGCGTCACGACGCAGTTGCCTGAGCCTTCGTTGCGCAGCGAGACAAACCAGTCGTTGCCGACAGTTACAGCCGACGGCATCGTGAAGGTGCCCAGACCGCCGCTCCAGACATAGGCCTTGGCGCGATCGTTAGCGCCGGCCGTGTAGCTTGTGTTGAACAGCGTAACAGGCGTTGACTGCGACAGGGTCGAGCCAGTGGCCGCCAAGCCAAAGCCGGCGAGTGCGGAGGCCTGCGCCTGTGCAGTCGCGGCGCCGTAGCGGAACACGCGCCACAAGCCGGAAGGCGTTGTGTTGTCGATCAGGTAGATCTGCCACTGCTCGCCTTGGGCGATAGACGCCAAGGTGACGCCCGTGCTGCTCTTGATCGTAACCGACTGCGGGCCGAGGTTGTTGAACAGGATCGTCTGGCCCGTGCCTGTCTGATCGGCAGACGGCATGAAGATCGAGTACGAGCCTGTCGGCGTGATGTCGATGATGCTTGCAGCGGGGTTGTTGCTCGTGCTGCTTTCGAGAGGCCACTCGAGCGTCGTATCTGCATCGAGCGCAAGCGCCAGATAAGACACGTCGGACGGGTAGATCGTCGTCCCACCGAAGACCTGTGTGTATGTGTTGGTCATTAGGCCTCCTTACGAACCGCTGAGCGGTCGAGTATCTTGGCGAGATCTTCGCCGTTAAGCATTGCGGCAGCGCGGTCGTACATCTGCTGCCAGACATTGATGCGCTCATCGTTCTTGAGGAACGGCGTCGCCTCGAGCAGCGCACCGTACAGCAGGAGCTGGGGTGCGTATTCGGTCAGCCAGTTGGTCTGGACGACGTCATCAAGCAGCGGCGGCAGTTCGTAGTACAGTATCTCGAATGGGTACTCCGCGTCCGGCGTTGGCGCAATCAGCCAGTGGTCATAGTCGTAATCGCCGTAGAAGATAGGCTCATCAGTCTGTGACCGATCGGGCCAATAGTTTAGCAGATACTCGTACGCGCGGCTGAAAAGCACCTTGCGGGTGTTGTTGTTCGCGCCCGTGCCGATGTTCATCGACACAACGTCACGCCAGCGATCCGGCTTGCTGTAGATTGACTGCCCTACAGCAAAGGTGCCGGTCACCACATTGATGAAGCCTTGGACCTTCAGCTCACGCGAGATGCGCCGCTCGGCTAGGTTAATCAGACGCGGGATCTGCTCGTAAACAACAGGGTCAGACGCATAAGTGGCACCGCGCTCCAAATAGCGCCGAATGTCCTCTTGGAGCGTTGTAAACGTCATTGTCTGTGCCATGGCGCAGTCCTATATCATTTTTTCGAGGGGGTGGACAGGGATACTGCGTCTACCCATGCTTTGATTGTCAAACGATGTTTTACGCTACAATCCGTGTACTTTGCAATGATGTCGGCTTCCCAAAGCGCGCGCTCTGGGTCAATCAGTACGACTGGCGGGTTCTGTAGCGTTGGGCACTGCGCCGCTAGGTTTGCCGGCGGCCGCGGCATTGGCGTCACGGACACCGCCTTCGAGCACCCTGCGCAGAGCATCAGAACCAGCGCAATCAACAGGAACGGCAGGAACCGTTTTGTATATTTCACGAATGGTGTTGGTGCGTTCGGCTGCCACCACATTGGCCTGATCTCGTTCAACTTCATAGGTTTGCGAAACATTGTCTACTACCTCTTGTTGCTTGACCCGCAGCTTCTCCGCCTTTTCTAGCGCCTTTGCGTAGGAGGCGTCGCACTGCCAATCACGGACTTTGTACCCAGAGGCTGCACCGATAATAAGCGCGCCTCCCAATGCGTAAAGCATTACTGGACCAGGCATCATACCCATGCAGCGTACTTTCTTGTCTTGGCTTTGCGGTCATCGAGGCCATGTGTGCCCCCATTGATCCGCTTCGTCAGTGCGAGGATCGCGGCATCGTTGATGCCCTGATCGCAGATGGACCAGAGTTTATTCTTGTCGAAGAACCACAGCGCGCTTTCAAATGCCAGTTCGGTGGCAACAATGTCTGGGTTCGTCATCACGTCAGGGCGGTTCACGTACTTGGCAAACTCAGAATAGTTAAATTTTCCAGTGAGTTGCAAGGCTCCTCGACCGCGAAAAGCGAACCCTTCGCCCGACGCTTCGTCGCCGTTACCCATGCGGTTGCCGTAGACGCGGTTGGCGATCTTTGCAGGCTTGCGCTCGTAGGCACGAGCTAGTGCATCCGTCGGGAAGTATTTGCGGAAGATGCTGCGCAGGCCCTTAGCGCCGTAGTTCAGGTTCTCGCTGAACGCCCTGAAGTTGCCGCTTTCGTGCGCGCACTGAGCGAAAAAGTGAGCAGCGCGGTTGGGCGACAGCTTGTAATAGGCCGCAGCGGCCTTCAGCGTGCCGGGGCCAAAAGCCCCGTCAGCCGTTACGCCAATCTTTTTCTGGAGTTCGATCATGCTCATTTGCCGGCGCTCCGCCAATCAGGGAAGTCGTTTTCGTCAACCACGCCGTCGCCGTTGGCGTCGTAGCGCAAGTCGTTACGGTACTTCTCCCAGGGTGCCATGTCATCGTCGTCATCGTCTTCCAAAACTGGCTCTTCGTGAGAGACAACGGCGTTTGTTTCTACAGGCTGAGAGACAACCATGTCAGGCGTAAGCGGCAGCGGATCTGGTTCAGGCGCTGCGGGCTCTTCCACAGGATCCTCCGGCGGCGTTTCCTTGTCGCGGACGTTGGCGTTAAGGCTCAGGCCGCCAAGCAGGCCGACGAACGCGCCGATGATTGTCTGGAAGGCTGGGTTGACCATATCAAGGATAGCCGCACTATCCACAAGGTCGTTAGGCGCGAATAGGCCAACGACAAGCGCCAGCACGACCACGAGGATAACTGCCGCCAGCGTGACGATGGCCACGCGAATAACAAACTCAACGGTGTCGTTGACGCCGTCTTGCTTACTTTCAAAACTACTCAAGAAGCTCATCAATTATCCCTTTCAGCTAACGGATTGGCCAGCGTCTTTGTGATCTTGTCGTTCACCTGCGCCTCCAACTCTTTAACTCGGCGCTGCTGGTCGATGTCCTGAGCCCGCAGCT